TATGTCAGTTACATTGCAACACCAGTAACTGCTAACGAATTTATGGGGATTTAATTATGGCTTTACCCAAAAAAGTAATACCAAATATTAATTTAGTTCCTCCAAAAATATTATTGGAGCGAAGAGAACAATTGTTGGAGGATATCACAAACGATGGTACATACCTTCCAAAGAATTTAGATTATGCTGATTTAGATAGGGGGTTTTTGGATTTTGTAAAAAACGAATTAAAAACAATCGTTGATGGTAAGATTATACCTACTGTTGACATTCTTATCACCACACAAAATTGGGCTCAATTTACACAGACGTGGTCTTTTCAAGATTTGAATGGTAACACAGAACCACCATTTATTACTGTTGTTAGAGTTCCTGAAGTTAAATATGGTACAAACCCAGCAACACTTTATAATATCCCAAATCAAAAAGAATTTTTTTATGCGGCAGTCCCTACTTGGAATGGTAACATTAAGGGATTAGACATTTATAAAATTCCCCAACCTGTACCCGTTGATATTTCTTTTAACGTTAAAATAATTTGTAATCGTATGAGAGAACTCAACGAGTTTAATAAAAATGTACTTCAAACTTTCGCGTCTCGTCAAGCTTACACAAAAGTCAATGGTCATTTTATTCCGATTATAAACTCAAACATTTCTGATGAATCTGTAACTCAAATCGACAAACGTAGATTTTATATTCAAAATTATGATTTTACTATGTTGGGATTCATTTTAGATCAAGACAAATTCGAGGTGGCTCCTGCGGTATCAAGAGTATTGAATGTTTTCGAAACAAATTTCAAACCAATCAATCGAAAAAGAAAAGTATTTCCTGTAAATGAAGGTGTATTTGATCTGACAGTTCAAGCGGTTAGAAATTCTCCTGTAGTTCGTACGATAAATGTTGATTATACAGGAACTTTTACCATATTGTCAACTCAGAATGTAAGTTCATATGATCTATTTGTTAGTTTGAGTAATAGTTCTGAATTTGATTTTTATGGGACCAATGTAATCAATTTTGAGGTAAATACAGGCGATCGATTGAGGTTTGAGATCACGCAACAAAATAACGATCCAACCTCAATTATTACTTATGCGGTTTCTTTGATCGGATCACCCCAAAACTTAACTTTTGATCTTCCAACCCCATCCGTTACACCGAGTAATACAGTTACCCCTACAAACACACCAACTAATACACCAACACCCTCTGTAACACCATCTCCAACATTAACACCAACAAGTTCCAATACCCCAACACCAACAATTACTAGTTCAATAACACCAACACCAACAAGTTCCAATACCCCAACACCAACAATTACTAGTTCAATAACACCAACACCAACACCAACAATTACTAGTTCAATAACACCAACACCAGTAATTACTAGTTCTATCACTCCCACACCAACACCAACAAACACTCTTCCCTTAGTAACTGACTATGATGGTAATACTTATGAACAAATTATAATTGGTAACCGTGTGTGGTTGGGGGGTAATATGAAAACCACTCATTACAACAATGGGGATATAATACCATATAGAGGTTATTTATCTGGTAACACCGAACCATTTTGTTCGTTCAGTGGCGAGGGGGCATGGATGTATACCCAATTGAGTGGCAATTCCCCTGACGACCCTAATTACAATCAGACCGCTGGTAAACTTTATAATTATTTTACTATCACCGACGTACGTGGTATTTGTCCCGTAGGATTCAGACCAGCTAGTAGTGGAGATTGGTATAATTTAATAACCTCTTTGAATGGCGGTATATTTCCTGGTTATAATCCTTCTAATTTTTATCCTTTAGGGGGGGAAGGAGCCCCGTTAGCCCTTTATTCAGGTGTGACTCAACAAATTAAAGCTACCACACCAGGTCCTCCTTACGGATGGACCATATTCCCTTTTGAACCTACTCCTACAAACTCTAGTGATTTTTCAGCGTATCCTAGCGGAAGTATCCGTTCTGATGAATTTGGGAATTGTGACCCTGTTATCGCTGGAGGTGACGGTGCTTGGTGGTGGACCACTAATTACAATTTTTTACAACCAACTACGGTAAATTATATTGCTTGTGAAGGCGCTGGTTTTGGAGGAGAAGCCGCGCCACCAAACTCAGCTCTATGTATTCGTTGTGTTAGAGATCTTGTCTAAGAGTCTTTAATCTTCACCATAGATATCTTTTTTCTTGGTACAATTTTGTTCGATGAGTTTTTCCAAAAACTTATAGATTTTTATTCCATTATCATCACAGAATTTTTTTAGCTTGGTGTGTGAATCTATTGAAATTTTAATGTTTTTGGTTGTTTTTTTCATAAAAGATAAAAAAAGATAATTTTTACTTACTAATATAAATAAGTTTTCATAAAAAAAAATACTTTATCGATTAAGATAATATTTATATCAATAAAACCTAAAAAAAATTTACATAGTATGGCAACTACCAATAAAATATTTGTTTCCCCTGGTGTTTACACATCTGAAAGGGATTTAAGTTTTGTAGCACAAAGTGTTGGTGTTACAACATTGGGTTTGGTCGGTGAGACTCTGACAGGCCCCGCTTTCGAACCTATCTTCATAACTAGTTATGATGAGTTCGAAGCATTTTTCGGTGGCACAGCTCCCGAAAAATTCGTGAACACACAAATCCCTAAGTATGAATTAGCATATATTGCGAAGTCTTATTTACAACAATCTAATCAGTTATTTGTAACCCGCGTCCTAGGTCTTTCAGGATATGATGCGGGTCCAAGTTGGTCTTTACTAACAGTCGCTAATGTTGATGGTACAACGGTGGCATTGTCAAATTCAGTAGGTCAAACGTATACGGTTAATTTTGTTACAAACGGGGATACTGTAACCTTTGGTACACCAACTGGTTTGTTTGTGAGTGATTTTTTCAACAATACTTTCACATTACTCAATGGTAATCAATCCTCGATTGCAGATCAGTTAACTAACCAAATCATTGGTGTTGCTAATACATCTGGAGCATCACAAACCAATACTGTTTATTTTTTTGGTACTGTACCAGATGCTACTTTTCAATCCTTAACAAGTTATACCGCTCAAACAAACGTCTTCGGTGTTTCGGGTTTGACTGACTTTAATGCTGATTTTTCTTCCCCCGATAACGATGCGTGGTATTATGCAAACTTTAATGAATTACAAAACGCACCTTATACTGGTTACTCTTTCTTTTCAATAATAACCAATTGGTCAAGTCCGTCGACTGGTGTCTATCAAGGTACTGTTTCAGGAAGAACATTTAATTATAGTGGAAGATCTTTTGCTGACTATGACGAAATTTGTGTTGCTACTGTCAGATCACGTGGTATCTCAACCTATGGTTCAGGGCAGGGTGGACCTCAATATCAAGTCACTGGTTTAACAAGTGTAGGTCTTAATTTTGCGGGTAGTTATTCAGCTGTGACTCAAAATCCATTTGCTCGTTTCGCCATCACTGGTGTAACAGATGGTACAGATTCACCTGAGAATTTCTCACTTGTTGTTTCTTTTTCTCAGACAGATCAGAATTATTTTCCAGCAGTACTGGGTAGAACTAATTTTGGAAAAAATCGGATTGAGTTTCCTCTTTTTGTTGAAGAAATTTATCCTACGTTTTTGACATATGGTTATAATAAGGGTTACATTAGGGGTATCAAATCACAAGTAGTTTCTTCTCCAGGACTAAGGTATGTTGCACCTTATCCAGCTTCAACAAGTCAAAACACGGTGTCTAATCTTTCTATGGCGAATTTCTTGGAAAGATACAGATCGGGTGAATCTCCTTGGGTCGTTTCTCAGTTACGTGGTAGTAACGTTGATAGACTATTCAAAATTTTGACAATTTCAGATGGTAATTCATCGAATGTTCAAGTTAAGATTTCAATTCAAAATATTTCATTTAGTAATCTATCTTTTGATTTGGGTGTACGCGATTTTTACGATACCGACACTAATCCAGTATACTTGGAGAAATTTACAAACTGTTCAATGGATCCTGCCTCAAATAGTTATGTGGGTGTCAAAATTGGTACATCGGATGGTGAGTATACTTTGAATTCTAAATATATTATGTTAGAGTTGAATAATGATGCCCCAATCACTTCTTTGCCTTGTGGTTTTGAAGGTTACGAAGCTAGAAATGTACCTCAATTTCAACCTGCGTTTCCTATTTATAAATTATCTTACAATTTTCCAGGTGAAGTAATTTACAATCCTCCATTTGGTACAATGACTGGTCCATCATCTTCCCGTGGTATGTCTAATGCAATACAAAGTCAAGGTGATAGAGTTCGTACAACATTCTTAGGTATTTCTAGTCAAATTGGTTACGATGTTGATTTCTTCCAATACAAAGGTGCAAAAGCTCCTCTAGACATTTGTACTAGTGAATTTGCATTACCTTATGACTATCAAACCCAAGGTTTCCATATGGATTCAGGTGCAACCGTTGTACAAATTGTTTTCGGTCCTACCGCCGGGACTCCTATGTTCCAGTGTGGTAACGCTTCTTTCCAATCTGATCCAGATTCTCCCTCAAACCCTTATTATCAAATCCAGGCTCGTAAGTTTACTTTCTTAGTACAAAAGGGTTATGATGGTTGGGATATCTACCGTGAATACAGAACAAATGGTGATCAATTTATTTTGGGTGGTTCAGGTTATCAAAGAGGTGCTTGTGCGTCAACTAGATATCCAAATGCAACTGGTTGGGGTGCTTTCAAACCTATTAGTATCTCTAATTTTACAGATTACACAAATACCGATTATTACGCCTATTTGTTGGGTATCAGTACTTTCAATAATCCCGAATCTACAAATATAAACGTGTTCGCAACACCAGGTATTGACTATGTAAATAATTCGAATCTTGTTGAAGATGCGATTTCGATGGTTACTTATCAAAGAGCTGATTCTATCTATATCGTAACTACTCCAGACTGTAACGTCTTTTTACCAACTAATACTGACAACTTAATTTACCCAACTGAAGCTGTTGATAATTTAGATGAGGTTGGACTTGATTCTAATTATACGGCCACCTATTATCCTTGGATTTTGGTGAGAGACACTGTGAATAACACACAGATCTACATCCCACCAACAAATGAGGTTTGTAGAAACTTAGCCCTAACAGATAATATTTCTTTCCCTTGGTTTGCTACCGCAGGTTACACTCGTGGTTTGGTCAACGCTATCAAAGCTCGTAAGAAACTTACACAAGAGGATAGAGATACGTTGTATCAGGGGCGTATCAATCCAATTGCAACATTCTCTGATGTTGGAACTGTAATTTGGGGTAACAAAACTCTTCAGATTGCTGATACAGCCTTGAATAGGATTAATGTCAGAAGATTACTACTACAAGCTAGAAAACTTATCTCTGCAGTAGCTGTAAGGTTGTTGTTTGAACAGAACGACGCTAAGGTACGTCAGGACTTCCTAGACAGTGTCAATCCTATCCTGGATGCCATCAGAAGGGACAGAGGACTCTATGATTTCAGAGTGACTGTGAGCAGTTCTCCTGAGGATTTAGATCGTAATACTTTGACTGGTAAGATTTATCTGAAACCAACTAAAGCGTTAGAATTTATCGACATAGAGTTCTTGATAACACCGACTGGTGCTTCTTTTGAAAATATTTGATAATTTTAACTTCAAATTGAAAACCCCCTGAATTTTTTTTAGGGGGTTTTTTTATTATATTTGTTTATATTTATGTGTAGAGAAGTTCTCATTAAATTAAACTATATTTTACCAATGAAGATAGAAATAATATGTAAGAATTGTGATCAATTATTTACTACTGATTTTAAACACAGGGACAAACAATTTTGTAATAGATCCTGTTATTTTGAATTTGCTAGAAAAAACAACTTATTAGGTAAAGAAAAGAATCAATCCATTAGAGAAACAAGAAAATGTTTACAATGTGGTGTTGAATTTGTAGAAAGAAAAAAACACAAAAAAAATATTTGTTCCGATGAATGTCGGGGTTTATGGAGTTCAAATAAAGACAATATAAAAAAAAGGATAGAGAAATCTAAGAAGGTTTTATTGGAGAAGTACGGGTACGACTCATTTTTCAAAACTAATGGTTTTAGAGAGGATTTGAAACAAATTTTTCAGAAGAAGTATGGTGTAGATAATCCTATGGGTTGTAAAATAATTGTGGACAAGTTGAAAAATACGGTTAAAGAGAACCACATTATACATTTATTAACGAGATTAGAAAACCATAATATTACCTTGTTAGATGATTATAAAACTAATAAAAACGGCAATACTACCTATCCCTATAATTTTCAATGTAATGTATGTAATAACGTATTTTCGAGTACTCTTCTAGGTTCTGGTAAAATACCTATATGTCGAAAATGTTACCCCATAACTAAAAACTCTAAACTAGAAACTATCATTAAAGATTTTTTGAATGAAAAAAATATAAAACATTTAGACAATGATAGAAAATTATTGAACGGTAAGGAAATTGATATTTTTTTACCTGATTATAATTTGGGTATAGAACTTAATGGTAATTATTTTCATTCAGAAATTTCAGGAAATAAAGACAAATATTATCATTTGAATAAAATGACATTATCTTTATCGAAAGATTTTAGACTTTTACAATTTTTCGAAGATGAAATTATATTGAAAAGAAAAATTGTTCTGTCACGGTTGTCTAGTCTTTTAGGTCTGAGTAAAACACTTTACGGTAGAAATTGTATAATAAAAGAAGTAACAAAAAAGGAGTCATCCGAGTTTTTAAATGAAAATCATTTACAAGGTGATTCTATTGATAAAATTAGATATGGGTTATACCATAATGGTGTATTAGTCTCAATTATGACTTTTGGAAAAAAAAGAAAATCATTGGGTAATAATAAATCAAGTATTGATGAGTTTGAGTTGGTAAGGTATTGTAATATCTTAAATTACACTATTGTTGGTGGGTTTAGTAAGTTGTTACGTTTTTTCATCAAAACCCATTCTCCTAAATCGATTGAAACCTATGCGGACATACGATGGTCAGGACTAAATCCATTACACACTGTATATTCAAAAAACGGTTTTGTTTTCGTAAATCGTACCCCTCCGAATTACTGGTATATTAAAAATGGTGATTCACTTCACCGAAGTCACAGATTTACTTTCAGAAAAGATCTCCTAGTTAAAGAAGGATATTCAAAAGAAAAAACTGAATGGGAAATAATGAAAGAAAAGGGATATGACAGAATTTGGGATTGTGGATCTTTAAAATTTGAACTATCCCCGGTAAAATAATTTTTTCGGTTACATAAAGTATTTATAGTCTAGTAAACCAAAAACTCTAAATTAGCGGGGGAGTCCAAATTATATGCATATAGCAAAGTATAGGTTAAAAGAAGGTTTTGACAATAAAGGTACTCCCGATTTGAAGTATTATGCTTTTGATTGGGATGATAATATTCTTCAAATGCCCACTAAAATTATGCTTGTTGATGAGGGGGGTGATGAAGTTGGTATGTCAACAGAGGATTTTGCAAAGTTTCGTTCTAAAATAGGTGCAGAAGATTTTGACTACGAAGGTAGAAAAATTGTTGGGTATGCGGATGATCCTTTTCGTAATTTCAGAACTTCTGGTGATAGGAAATTCTTGTTGGATGCTATGGTTGCTAAACCAGGACCAGCGTGGTCTGACTTCATTGAAGCTATCAACAATGGTTCTATTTTTTCAATTATAACAGCTAGAGGACATAACCCAAGAACAATTAGAGAAGCTATTTATAATATGATCGTCCAAAATCATATGGGTATAAACAAAGATTTACTTGTTAAGAACCTCAAAAAGTACAGAAAGATTACCAAAGAAGGACCAGTGAATAGTAAAGATCTTATTAACTATTATCTAGATCTGAACAAGTATTATCCTGTTTCATTTGGAGATGAAGGAAGTGCATCTAGTCCTGAAGAACTCAAAGTAAAAGCTCTTAGAGAGTTCATTAATTATGTCAAAGGACACGCAAAGAGGTTGAAAAAGAAACTTTATTTGAAAGATGAAATAAGTAATAGGTTTTTACCTACTATTGGGTTTTCAGATGATGATAAAAAGAATTTAGAAAAAATTAAACAAGAATTTATTAAAGAACCTCTTTTAAAGACTTATGATACTTCATCAGGAACTAAAATCAAATATTAATGAAAATAATCAGAAAAGTTACACAAGAAAGTTAAAAAGAACTTCTCAAAGAACATATAACCTTTTTTCAAGAACTACTACAAATTCATATACAAATTATCAGATTAAAAAAAAAAGTAAATAGAAAAAAATTTAAATAAGTAATTAATTAAGAACTTCTCAAAGAACATATAACCTTTTTTCAAGAACTACTACAAATTCATATACAAATTATCGGATTAAAAAAAAAAGTAAATAGAAAAAAATTTATAACCTAATATTTATAAACAAAAAACAAAAAAGTTATGGCTGATTTACTAATGAAAATGCCCGTTCCGTATGAACCGAAAAGGGTTAACCGATTTATACTTAGATTTGATTCAACGTTAGGTATTAACGAATGGTTTGTTGAATCAACAGATAGACCTTCTATCGATATTGGATCAACGGAAATTCCTTTCTTAAACACTTCAACGTTCGTTGCTGGACGATTCAAGTGGAATGCAATGAATATTACATTCAGAGATCCTATTGGTCCTTCAGCCACACAAGCTCTTATGGAGTGGGTTCGCCTACATGCTGAATCAGTAACTGGTCGTATGGGTTATGCCGCTGGATACAAAAAGAATCTCGATTTAGAAATGCTTGACCCAACAGGTGTGGTTGTAGAAAAATGGATTTTAGATTCATGTTTCATAACAAAATCAGCTTGGAATCAGGCACAATATGGTCAGGATGGTCTTGCAACACTAACAGTCACAATTCAACCAGACCGTTGTATACTAGTGTACTAAAATTTTTTTCAATAAAATCCTTAAAATCCAATCCCGTATACAAAATATACGGGATTTTTTTATTGACAATTAAAATTAACTAACTATTAATTATAGTATTTACTAACTTATGGACGAAAATTTAATTAAATACGGGCAAGAGAACTTTTCTCTTCCACACGATGTTGTAAAATTACCTAGTGGTGGTAGATTTTACCCAAGCAGAAAAAAATCAGTTAAAGTCGGATATCTCACAGCCAACGATGAGAATTTACTAATGGCAACAAATTCAGATGATTTGATTATAAATCTGTTGAGATCCAAGATATATGAACCAGATCTTAGACCAGATGATATGATCAATGGTGATCTTGAAGCTATTCTTATCTTTCTGAGAAACACATCTTTTGGTCATGAATATAGTATACAAAGTGAAGATCCGCAAACTGGGAAACCATTCAAAGCAGTTTTAAGTTTGGATGAGTTAGAGTTCCGAAAACCAAACGTTGAACCAGACGAAAACGGAACTTGGACAGTAACACTTCCCAAGTCACAAACATCAGTAACAATCAGACCACTACTGTTCAAAGAAATAACAGAAATTAACCGTCAAGCGGAATCATACCCCCAAGGACGTGTTGCACCAAAAGTTACTTGGAGATTACAAAAACAGATCGTATCGATTAATGGTGACAAACAAAATCAAACAATAGCCAAGTTTATTGATACATTACCAATTATGGATTCAAAATTCATTAGAAATTTTTTAGATGAAAATGAACCAAAAATTGATCTAAAAAGAACAATTACAGCCCCGTCAGGAAGTAAGGTCGATGTAGAAATCACCTTTGGGGCTGAATTTTTTCGTGTTTTCTTCTGATTATAGAGCTTACCAAGTAGACGAATTTTTTATTCTGAACCAAAGATGTAATGTATCTTATTCTGATTATTTGAATATGCCAATTTTTTGGAGGAAAAGATTACTAGATAAAATATCATCTACGTAAAAGTACTACTCTAATATTTATTGGAATTATGTAATAGTCAGAACAGATGGACAAAGAACTAGATTTCACCACTTATTTCCAACAGGTTAAAGATCAAATCAAGAAAGGATTTGAAGATTTACCGAAACAACTCCGAGATACTACTGGACAACTTATGGTAGAAATGAGTTTGAGGAATACAGAACTAGCACAAACATTCGGGAGGACACAAGCAGCGGTGGTTGGTTTGAGAAAAGAATTTATTAGTTCAATACCTTTCATTACAGCTCTGGGGGGTTCATTCCAAGATGCATTCAATATACAACAAAAAGTATCAGAAGCATTTAATACTAACAAAATTTTAACAGCGGAATTAGCATCCAATTTGTTTACAGCTGGTAAAGCCTTGGGAATCGCATCTACTGAAATGGGTAGTGTTGTCTTGGATTTCGAAAATGCTGGGATACAATCAACCATAATAAGAGATAGGATGCAACAAACTGCAAACATTGCAAGGGTGGTTGGTGCTAATACGAATGCGGTATTCACTCAAGTACAACAAAATTTAGGAAATTTGAACAAGTTCGGTTTCAAAGATGGGGTTGAAGGTCTATCTAGAATGGCAGCAAAAGCAGTTTCACTCAGAACAGATATGTTCGAAATCTTCAACTTTGCTGAAAGAGTTTTTTCACCTGAAGGAGCAATAGAGGCGGTCGCTGGTTTCCAAAGAATGGGTGTTGCGGTAGGAGACTTAGCAGACCCGTTTAGATTACTCTATTTGGCGCAAGAAGATGTTGAAGGATTATACGATGGTTTAACTAAAATGACCGCCCAGTTCACGTATTTCGATAAACAAACCGGGGAAGTAAAACTATTTTCAAATGCCAAAAGAGACTTGAGAGATATAGCACAAATCACGGGTCAAAGTGTTGAGTCCTTACAAAAAAATGCCTTGGCTATGGGTAAACTGAATGCGTTAGGCTCAGAATTCAAAATTATGAATGTAACAGAAGAAGACAAGTTACTTATAGCTAACTTAGCTGAGTTCAACAAAAAGTCGGGAGCTTACACAGTAAAATTACAAGGTACAGAAAAACTAGTTTCACAATTGAGTTCAAAAGATATAGAATACCTTAGAGGACGACCAGAAACTTTAGAAGAAATTGCTCAAGCACAATTAACAGAGGACGAGCTGATAAGAGCTGGTATAGAATCTATGGTTACTTTATTGGGTGGTATTGTACCTGGTTCTAAACCAGCTGGGGATTTACAACAACTCATAAGAGCAACAATTGAAGCTGGAAACACGGCTACATTAAGGGCTGGAACAAGACTTAAACCTGTTATCGAAAAAGTAGATGAAAATTACCAAAACTTACCAAAAATTTTGAATCAATTCTACAGTGAAATTCAAAACGGCACTTTCAATTTTGAGTCTGCATTTAAAAAAATTGAGGAAGTGTCAACGAACTATAGCAATGGTTTAAAAAATTTGGGGACACAAATACAGAGTTTTGATTTTATTGGTGAAGTTAAAAAAAGAATGAGTAATGATAATTTATTTGGTTCTGGTGCTGGATTTCTAGTTGATATAACAAACAAATTTATAACCGAAATTGAAGATGGAATTTTTGAACCGATCAAAAGTAGTATTGAAAAAGCTGAAACTAATTTGAATTCCGTGAATACACAAAATGTGAATTCAAATTTAGCCAATTTATCAAGTAGTACATCACAAGCAAGTACAAGTCTTTTCAGTTTTGGAACGATGTTGAACAAAATGATGGAAAATTTGAACAACCCAAAAGCTCAAACCACTAGCAATTCAGGAACATTCAATCAAAATAACACTACACAGTTGACTGGGGTGAATATTCCGCAAATTAACAACCAATTGAGTACACTTGTAGCTTTTCAAACAAACCAACTAAAATCATCGATACAGAGTACACTACAACGACCGAAGTTGAATGAAATTGAACCACCAAATACGAATCAAATATCTGTTGAACAACAAAATCAAAATGTGGTTTTTTCACCCATAAGAGGAAACATCGATCTCAAAGTAGTTACAGAAGACGGAACAAAAGTAGATCTGACCAACCAAATTGTAAGTAGTGCCGAATTCCAACGAAGGGTTGTTGCACTAATAACTGAAAGAATGCAAGGATCACAATACAGCAATGTCCAAAATTCGGCCGAGGTATAAAGAAAAAAAACGAGGATAAGTATTTATTGGTGTAGAATATATGCCATCCAAACTAACTTTCGCCGCAACATCAGCAATACGTAATAGTTTAATAGGTCGTAACCTAAGACCGTATACCAAACCAGGTGCGTTTGCATATTCGGTGTCCAACACACCAAATGAGTATCAACCAAGTCAATATTCAGTGGTTGATTCGCCAGATGAACTTATTGATTTGTCACCTTTTGCGGATGGTTTATATCTTACAAATCAATTCGGACCTGAAGGTGGTTTCAAAAAAGATATTTCAGGATTAATTAGTGTTTCTCAAAATCCAACAAACAGAGGACCATACGGACCATTCCCCCCCTATACAAATGAACTAAAATTGTTCTCAACTTCTTTTCAAAAGAAGGGTCAAATAAAAAATGAGTATTCACCTAGAGAAGGTTTTATACGTTATTATGATATAGGAGACATTGTAAAGGTACAGAAGAATTCTACGTATTGGGATCCACCTAGTTTCAGACCTTCTACGTACTCACCATTTAGTGTATTACTACAAGAAATACCAACAGGTTCAAATGGAAATGTTCTTCAAGATTCAGAACTTGCTCAACTCGGTGTTGAATTTTTGAAAAAAGCATACCAACAAAGAATAGATCAAAATGTTCGAACAGAAACTTTAGGCCGAGTAAACATTCTAAATGGTTTACAAGATCCTATAAATTTATCATTAATTGTCGCAGGTAAAAGACCCCTTATATTCAGAGATTACAAAATCACTTCGGGTGGTGGGAATATTTTATCACAAGGTCAAGATATTGTACAAAGGATTGCTGGATTTACATTACCGTTCTCACCAATACCTGGGGATTATTTTACAGTGGACAATGAACAAAGAACTATTAATTCGACACAGTCATTAGCTAGAGCAAGTGAGGGTGGAAGAAGAGGGGGTGTGTTTGGATTATTTGGAAGTAGACCAACCTCCCCTTCACAACTATTTTTGGATTATACTGGTGAGGGACAAAGAGCTCAACTTACGAATAACTTAGATTACAACAGATATAGACCGAGATATAACACGGGAGGACGTGGAATAATATCAGCAATCGGACAAGCTATATTTGGTTCTGTAGCACAAGATTTGGGTCAAGGATTGTACTATGTTGGTTCACCAGAACGAGAACCAATATATTTGAACTCACCTCCAGGGGTGATACCAATCAATGAATTTGGTGAAGAAATTTTAGCACCAGTTTATGGTCCACAAGTTCTTGGTAAAGAGTATGAGGGACAAGAACTTTCAGAAAGACTTAATTTTGGGTTCATAGGGGAGACATATCAAAGTCAGGGAGATATCACAGGGGGATTAAGTTGGATGAATTCAAAACTAGCACCAGATGCTGGAAAACGTGTACGACCAAACGGTTCGTCAGGTGAACAAGACCCTGACTACCCAAATATAGCAAATCAATTTACCAATAGTGAATCATCGAGATATACTTTTAAAGCAGGTTCAATTTTAGATGACACACAAAGACTTGTCGAGTCAATGCCATTAGATGGACGTAAATATTCTCATGTTGGAAACGCAATTAATCAAACGAGTAAAATTTTTGATGATGGATACAAACAAATAACAAAAGGCTCGAGAGTAATAAGTTTTACCCCAAATCAACTAAATACACCCTTAGAATATTGTAGAGTTTTTACCAAAGATACTCCTTACATTTCATATGGCGATCTACAAAAGTCAGATGGTAATATCAGAAAAGCTTCATATTCAATTCTCGATAAAACTTATCAGTTGAACATAGCACCAGAAAAAGGTGGAGATTCAATGTTACGAGGCGAGGGGGGTGTAAAAAAATATATGTTTTCTATAGAAAATTTGGCTTGGAGAACATCCTCAAGACCAGGACTCAGGTATCAAGATTTACCAAAATGCGAACAAGGCCCAAATGGTGGTAGAATTATGTGGTTTCCACCGTATGATTTAGATTTCAGTGAGGACACTAGACCATCTTTCAATGAAACAACTTTTCTAGGAAGACCTGAACCAATTTATACCTACAAGAATACAACCAGATCTGGAACGTTGAAATGGAAAATTTTAGTTGATCATCCATCTATTTTGAATTTGGTTGCACAAAAAGTTTTGGCAAATGAAGGATCAAGACAAATCGCTGATCAAGTTATCAATTCATTTTTTGCTGGGTGTAAAAAATATGATCTTTATGAATTGGCCGCAATTTACAATAATGTTCCATTATCAGACTTACAGGCTTGGCAACAAGTAGTTAACAATCCAAATGTAACTGAGGAACAATATCAAGATGCTATAAACAACATAAAACCAGACCCACAATCGGTGGATATCAAGACAACACAAAATCAACCAACAACGCCATCTTTTGATGAATATGTAAATTTTGGTTTTTATTTTGACAATGATATCCCAAAACAACCCCAACAAGACTTCAGACCATTATATGAAACCTACGTTTCTCAGAACAACAAAAATTTGTATCAAACAAATACAAAACCATCATCTCAAAAACAACCTGTACAAGAATTTTTTACTCAAGTTGTGGAAGGTAATTTCAATAAAATTCAAGAGTTTTGCAAAAAAATATACGATTTATTATCTCAAGATCAAAATGCGTTGGTTAAAATTACTCTTTTTTCGGCAGCATCGTCACCTGGGTCAGAACCATATAATTTATCCCTTTCACAGAGACGAAACGAATCAGCTTTAAAATTTTTTCAAAATTTCCAATTCGATGGTAATAAAACATTATCCGACTTCATTGGTTCTCGTATCGTAATAAATGGTATAGCTCAGGGGGAAACAACAATTGTCAATCCAAAAACTGGTGATGGTATGTGTTTAAATAGTTTTGATTGTTCTACCAATCTTACTGGTTCAACGAAAATCTATTCAGTTCACGCAATGGCTTGTAGGGTTTCAAACATTCAATCCATAACAGTAACAACAACACCTGTAAACCCTGAACCAGCAAATGTGGGCTCTAACATTGTTTTGACACAAGATGGGAGAGAAAACCAAACTTCCGTCAGACCAAAACCTGTTTCTATAAGTCAACCTACGAAAGATCTATACAAAGGCGCTTCTAAAAAGTTATTACGCTTACTTCTGAACGAATGTGACTACTTCGAAGTTTTAAAAGAAACAGATTTTTTTGCATTTGATTCGATAAAAAATAAACTTAAACATTTTCACCCGTCATTCCACTCAATGACACCAGAGGGATTAAATGCACGATTAACTTTTATTCAACAATGTGCACGACCGGGAGATACAATCCCAACAATCGGTCCAGATGGAAAACCAATCACTAATGATGCATTAAATACATCATTCGGTGCTCCACCAGTGTTGGTTTTAAGGATTGGAGATTTCTACAACACAAAAGTGATACCAACATCTTTTGCAATTACATACGAAAAAATATATGATATGAACCCAGAGGGTATTGGATTTCAACCTATGATAGCAAATATTTCTATGGGGTTCAATTTTATAGGTGGATCAGGTTTAGCTAAACCAATAGAAACATTACAGAACGCATTGTCATTTAACTATTATGCAAACACCGAAGTATACGACGAAAGAGCCGAATCGACCGATACTTCATTCAATGCTCTAGACCAACAAATTATAGAAAAGTTACAGAACAAACTACCGACAGTTGGAGTAACGAATTTGGAGCAACAAATACAAAATTTGGGGGGTGACACAATTGGGATTCTTACTCAAACTGGATCAAATCTTTCAGGTATTACTGGAAACTTGGATTATACAAATTTTGTATCACAATTCTTAACGGATACTCAAAACTATTTTACATTTACAATTAGTTTTTTTGAAAAAATTCTTAGGAAATATGGCTATGGAATGCTCACACTATTAAACACAAAATACGGTGGAAATTTGGGATATCACGAGGGAATATTAATTGTTAACCCTGTCTATATCTATGGTAAACCATTGTTATATCAACTGAATGTTGATAAAATATTTGAAATTTTATCTAATTACATACAAAGTCAAAATCTCAATATTTTTAATGAGGCCAGTGTCGGTACATCTGGCACAACTTATAGTTTAGGTCCTATGAATAATCAATCAGTTACCCAAACACAAAAAGAAATATTCAAATCAAATTATCAAAGATTTTTAATTACTTATAGATCAAGCTTCATCAATGATTTAACGGAGTGGGTATCAGACTTAGTCAGATTTCAACAAAATTATGTTTATGAAATAGATAAAGCAACCTTTTTGGGTAAAAATTTGTCTGATGGAAAAATAAATACTAAAGGTGCACCAGTAATTTATAATTTTGTTGGTGACACAACACCACAAACTAAGTTAGTCAACGATTTACAGTCAATTTCTGCCGATTTAAATTATTTTTTAATTTCACTATATGATGGAAAACTTTATAATGATATGTATTTCCAAAGTGATTTAGAAAGACCATTAAATCAACCAGAAAATTCTTTCATATATTACACAGCAAATGTATTTGGTTCATCAACCGCACTTCTTAGTTCACCCCAACAAGCTGAATATTTGATTCTATGTAAAATATACACAGATCAAACAGCACTTCAACAATTTCTTAGAGATCTTTCTGAGGGGTTATCCCCTCTTGTCAGAGATATTGTTTATCAGTACTATGGAACTTTATTGAAAAACACCTATGATACATTAACAATTACAGGAGTACAACTCTTGGAAACGTATAAACAAACATTAGGTAAAAATTTTGTAAATTTTACACCAGCGTTTACATCAAATACTGGCCCTCAAATACAAAGAGTAATTGATTTTCAAGAAAACTTTTTCCCAACTGATCTAGTAAAAACACAATTGGTCAATTTATATTCTCCAAATAATATTGACCAAAATCCAAATGTATTTAACCTCAAAAAGAAATTCAACTAATGGATCAATATTATAATCGTTATGAACAATTTCTAATAAATGGTCAACAAACTGTTGTTCCATTTGTTTCACTACCATCTAAAGGAACAGATCAGAGGTTTATTTATAGAACAGCCGTAAGTAGATTGGATAAAGTTTCCCAACAATATTACAATTCACCTTTTTTCGGTTGGTTAATTTTACAAGGAAACCCACAATACGGGGGATTGGAATGGAATATACCAGATAATTCCATTATTCGTATTCCATTCCCTTTGATAACATCTTTGCAGGATTACCAAAATGCTTTAAATAATCATTTTTTCTATTATGGCAGATAATTTTCCTAAAACAAATGAAGATGTTTTTGTTGTAAAAGACGTTGATAATATAATAATTGTTGACCCTAATAAGACAATATCCAAAGAAGGTATTGTAAGTGAGAGAGGCATCAATCAAGAGAATTTTGTAATGTACGCCAATTTGGAAGCTCAGATGCTACCAAGGACTAAATTGATACAGGGACAAGATTTAGAAAACGCAATTCAAACACAAACTTTAGCCTCTATAAATTTTCTGAGACCAGGTGGTAAAACTTTTTTGGATAATACCTATACAGACCAAATAACTGGATTAAATACTTTGGATGGTAGAGGAATCAATCAACAAAGTATTGATCAAATTAGTAAACCAAGTAAGACGGATCAATTTTATGGTAAACAAAATACACAGAATACCGAAGATACTGGTCTATTGGGTATTGAATCAATAGCTATAAAAAATACAAGGTCTTTTACACCAACCGTAGATATTGTTCTTATAGATGCTATGGGTAGGGCTCTTTTTGAAAAAGGTGATAAATCCGAATATGCTTTTTTCTTTAATCTTCCATACCCTACTTTTTACTTAACAATCAAAGGGTATTATGGTAAAGCAATTAAGTATCAGTTGATACTCACTAAATTTTCAGCAGCGTTTGAAGCCGCAACTGGTAATTATAGAATTAATTTACAATTTTATTCATACAAATATACAGTGTTAGCTGAAACACAAATTGGCGCCTTGTTTGCAACACCGTTTATGTACACGAATGATTTTAAAATTACTCAAGAAATACCTGCGGGTTTTGCCGCAGCACAAGTGTCGGTGGGTAACGATCAAGTCACAGTTAGAAACGAAAGGACGACTAGAGGTAGACAATTCATTTCAGACGTATACAAAAAATATAAATCTTTGGGGTTATTGGCCGAAAACTTTCCAGAAGTAACTTTTCCAGAATTCAGAGCACAATTACAAGCATTACAAAAAAATTTGGAAACAACTTTTGGTCAAACTGATTTCTCACCTTTGACTGATTGTGAAGAGTATTTTAGTATATTAGAAGATTATAGGAGATCAATCATAGACATTACAGACTCATCTAGTTGGGTAAGACGATTTATCGATCCGAACAAAGTGTTTGCTCTCAAAACTCCTGATGGAGAACCATTAACATACGTTTATATTTTTAATCAAACAATTAGATCTGACAGTCAGGCTGGTGAAAATGCTTTAGGTGAACTTGAAAAAATTGTAACCGAATATGAAACAGGACTATCAAAAAATAAAACTTTGGGTGTAGGTGGTAACTACAAAATCGGAAACAATGCACCCACGCCAAGTGAAATTAAAACTGTTCAAGAAATAGACGCTAGTAGAAGTAACGACAAAGCGGTAGTAAAACCAAATAGTTTCGTGAAACTAATTACGCCAGATGCTATCGATTGGCCTAAAACTTTTGAATTGAGAAACAAAAGAAAACCAACTAATGACCTCGAAGTTACAACTTTACAGGCGGATGAACAACAATTCTTCTACACAATTTTACAGGAACTCTCAGAAGATGTGGTATACCCAACGTATGCATTTGTTTTCGATGGTCAAGGTCAGTTTGAAGATATTTTAGATAGGACATTCGAAGAACTAAGGCAGAAAAAGGAACAGATTGTTGAAAAGATGACAGAGTTTTTGTCAAAAAAAGTTGAAGGCCCCAATGGTCTAGGTTTCAAACCGACAATTAGAAATGTTATGGCAATTATATTTGCTTCTGTTGAAGCTTTCTATAGACTTTTAAATTTGGTACATCGACAGGCTTGGTCACAACGAGACAATAGTATACGAAAATCTGCCTGTTACTCAGACGGTGTTTCACCAGACATCAAACAAAATACTCGTGATACAAATCAGGATAACCTAGTTAATCAAGAGGTGTATCCTTGGCCTTTATATTTGAAACAAGAAGTTGACAAAAGTGGGGTTTCAAGATACGTTGCAATGTATCCTGGTGAACAATCTGAAATTTCCAAAACCAGAGCTTCAGATTACCAAATTTGGCCTGAAGTTCAATTTGTTGAAGAATACATCCGAGGTCTTGCAAAAAGTAATCAAAGTGAGTCACAACAATCGGGTAATGTCGCAGAAAATGATGTTGGTCGAATTGTGACCAGAATTTCGGTAAATGCTGTCGATTTCCCAACAACAAACAGAATATTTTCGGATTTACAAGATGTAAAATTTTTATATGAAATTTATGAAAGAATTTATTTACAAACTTACTGGGACAGACTCTCTCGACCTACGGCACAAAATTTGAGTGTAACAGATAGCTTATCAGAAATGGAAGTTGTGAATATTAGAAAAGCTCTCAACACATTTGGTAATCCAGGACTAATAAAGATACTCAAAAACACGGCATTTAGGTCATCAAATTATCTTCAAGTATTACGTAACATTTCAAATGAAGGGGTTGGAGTTTCATGGCAACAGTTTATACGTGGTATATTTACTTCCGATTATTTGAGAATTGAAACTCAAAAAGATTTTTCATTATTACAATCAAGTGTAATAAGTTCTGGTGCTCAATTTTCGAGTGAGGATGCAACAATATTATCGAAAGTGGATCAATATATTAAAAACAGTTCATCATCTTCTATTGATTTTCTAGATCTTTACCCATTCGTCGACCCAATCTGGGTGAACAATAATTTATCAAATATTTCTAAACAAACAATAGGATATAACAATACAACAAAAAGTTTGTTTTTGAATCAGAACTTGAACTTCATTACTAATTTTGAAAAAACAGTAAACGTTGATATAAACAATAATAGACCGTTTGTGAATAATTCTTTTTTAAAATATACACAACCACAAATTGATTTAGTTGCGAACGTTCAACAAACAGGGGCAAACACACCATTTGGTTTCAATAAATATTACACCGATAAGATCAAAGATAACAATTTTTTGATATCGGAAGGTGTAGTATCCTATAATGGAAACACAGGTAATCTTGATTCCAATCAAACAGTATCTATGTTCAATACTCCTTTCTTCATTAACGCTTTTATTGAAGGAGTTAAAAATGACAGAGATGATTTGAAATACCCTTATTTGACTGCAGCATATTTGTTTTTAAATAGTTTACCATTATCAACACTACGTGAACCTCTTAAAAATATAATTGATCCCGAAGATAACTCTAAAAATCCAAGTAATGATTATTTGTATGCTACACTAACAAAATTCGGTGCGATCCATAGAATACCTTATGCTTGGATTTTGAAATATGGATCGATTTGGCATCGTTATAAAAAGTATGTCGAGACTGGTGTAGATATACTAGATTCTGTTTGGAAAAACGTAGATATAGGAAAAATTTACTATCCTATTACTAGTGATTTGCAACATAATTATAAAACCAAAAATTTGTCTGGAAGCGACATAAGTTTGTATGGACAAACAACAATAACTATAACTGGTACATCAGAATCTATAAAAAGAAAATACGTTGGATTTTATCCTGGTTTGATAAATGATGTCTTGTTTTTTTTCACGGGACAAAATTTTTTTACAGATTATAGTGATGTTGATTTAGATAAAGTTGTGAGTGAAGGATTGAGTATTGGTCTTTCAAATTCTTTTTTAAGACTACCTAGAGGGTATGATATCACTCAAGGTAATATTAATAGTTCTTTGGATTTTGCTGGATGGTTTACATCTTTTGACATAAAAGATTCTCCAAAATTTAACACAAATGCAAGAAATAAAACAATTATTTTACCAAGTTTCGGAACTAATTACAATCAAGTACAATTTGAGTGTTTCCGACTTCTAGGAGCCAATTTGATACAAACACAAGAAATTTTTGACAATAAAGCTGTCAATGATGGATCGGTTCGATTTTTTTGGGGTTGCTCTAACTTCGGATATTTCGATTTAAGTAGTATCGAAAAACCGAGATATGATGAGTATTTCAACACAATATTACCTACGGAAATAAATTCCAAAGCATTCAACTTCAGCGATACATACTCTAATATCGAAGAAATTTTCGGGGTCTTCAAAACAGAAATTTTGGATGCTTTTGAGGCTGAGTTTTTGAAATTTACAAGGTCAACTAGACAACTTGATGAGTCTGATTTGGCAGACGATAACTTAGCAAACAGAACTTTCCAACAAGTTTTTGCAAATTGTTTAATTATTGATAAAGCGGTGGTATCTGAAAAATTACAAGGAGGAACACAAGTCGACCTTCTAAATACATTAAGTGATGAACAAGGAAGATCTATTACACAAGCATTACAAAATTTTATAAATTACAATTTGGCTTTCAGATACGGAAATCCTGGAAACTATGATCGTAGATTATTTGGTAGTATCACAACTAATCCCACAAATAGAGTTTTCGATGAATACAAGTTCGAACCATACGTGAATGGTACATTACCAGGAGATGGATCGGGCGTTAGTTTTGGTGTTTCGTATCTTCAAAATATTGATGCTTGGAAGACTTTACAAACATATGTAGGTTTTGCTACAAACCCAAATCTAGAATATGACGATAGTGGTAGTTTTTTCACTGATTTTTTCATTACAATGAATATAGCTTTCACATCTGAAAACATTGAAATTGTAGCACCATTAGTCAAATTATTCGGTAAACAAAAGTTGTTTGCAACAAATTACAATTATTCTAGAAATGATTTTATAGGAGATGTTAATGAGTTTTTTAACCAAAAAGAAAATTTTCTGAATGTTACACTAGATAGTTTATTCGATAAGTTACAAAAACAATTACCCCAAGTACAAGAAACTACCACTAAACCACTCTTATCAGCAATTGATGGGTTACCACCGAAACTAGATTTATGGGAAGCATTCAAATCGTTTAACGACAAATGGATTGCTGGTTCAAATTTCGATGAAAAAATTCTGTTTCAAGAAGTTCTATTTTTAGATAGAGCAAACCGAGATGTTGGAGATCTTTTAGTTGACCCATTCAAGTTATTAAATTTTATTAATTCATATTCAAGTTTGAATGGAAGAGTAATAGATTTTGTGAGTCAAATTATAGCAGATAATAAATTTTTTATGATGCCAATTCCTGCATACATAAATTGGTGGGGTGATGGTGAAGTACAAAATGGAATTGATCCAAAATCACAAACCGTTAATGATATAGCAAATAATTTATTTGGGGTATATCAAAACGTCGATACGAGATATTCTCAACCAGCATTTTTGTGTTATTATGTTGGTAATCCTAGTGAACATCTAAGTTTTAAAACTAACCCAAATTATTTATGGAGTTCAGATAGTTTTGAATTAGATTCAGATCAGATTCCTTTATCTGTCCCATCAACCAAAAAAACAGATTGGGGAAATTCAAACAGAGTAATTGGATTCAATGTAGATTTTGGAACTAGGAATCAAAATATATTTAGTTCTATCAATTTAGATCAAATCATCGGTGCCTCAACTTCAGAAGCTAATAGGGTTATTACAGAGATAGTAGCACAAGCAGGTGGTGCAAGATCTACATTAGGTAGTCTCAGTCTTTATAATTTATACAAAACTAGAAGTTATACTGTAAGAGTTGAAGCTTTGGGTTGCGCACTTCTTCAACCAACAATGTACTTCAACCTCAAAAACGTACCAATGTTCAATGGGTCTTATCAAATTCAATCTGTTGAACACCGAATAGAAGCGGGATCATTTAGAACCTACTTTGAAGGAATCCGAATACCGTTTTACTCATTACCACAAATTGATAAACAACTTATATCTGTTAATAACAACGTTCTGGGTGAATTACTCGCATCAATACGGAGACTCAAACAAACTAGTGCACCTTCTTCTGGTGCAACAAATAATAATATAACGATTAGCGACTCAATTCAAGAAAATGTAAAATATACAACGACACCTAGTATCTTGTGTTTTAACAGTATCAGATCTGCTGAAATACCATATAGAGAATGGGAGGGGGGTGAAGGATTTACAACTGGAATTACTTTCAATAATTTCTCCACTATTTTAAAACAGAAAACTCAAAATATTCCAGCAAGTTACAGATCCAAGGTAAGAGCCATAGTATTCTACACAGCATATATGAATGGTCACGATAACTTGAAATTCAACACTTTCAATTTCGATTTGGGGGGTTTACCTTTAGGAGGTTTTTCACCAATACCGAATATCAATTATGGTCAATTAAATAAATATCTACTTCCAACCTACGTCTGTAAACAATATTCATTAGGCAATCGTGTACCGTTTGCAGCATTTGAAAATTTTGGAAAATCAATCGATTTTATCATCAATCTGTGGTTCACTTCGGAAAGAAGTAATCTATTGATTATAAATCAAAACATTGGGTATAGTGACAAATGGCAAACTGCCGCAGATTTTGCTGCAAATATGTTTACATTATGGTCGTATTATTGGCCTAGGAAAAGATTTCAAACACCCGAAGATTTTAAAAAGTGGTTAGAAGTTAATCAAAATTCAAAAGATCAATTTGTCAGGACGGGACTAGAAGTTTATGAAAAACTCAAAGAGTACAAGTTGATTTAATTCAAAGTCCTTATATTTATAATAAAAAAAATATGGAACTACAAAATATTTTGGACAACTATTTGGGTAAAAGAACAAGGTACACCCAAAAACAAGTTGGTAATGGTTTTAGTGAAGTTTGTGATTTGGACACTGGAGATTGTTATACCGTAAGAGAAAGAGACGGATTGATTGAAAGAGTCGATAATACGATGAGAACAAATAGAAAAATTCAAGTTGAAACATCTCACGGAATAAAACAACTATTAAATGGATAAAATATGTCTATAGATAAAAAAATAATTCAAGAAATTAAACGTCACTATCAAATCAATAAATATGTGACTGAACAAGAAATTCCACCAGCCATCCCAACAGAACCCTTAGATCCAAACACCCCACCAACTGATCCAAATGTTTTAGGACAAGCCCCACTACCAGGTGGAACTACAGATCCTACATTACCTCAAGAACCAGCAACACCAGAGGTTATAGATGTAACACAAGATGATGAAGTTGAAAAGATCGGCCCTGAAGGTGTAAGTATGGAAACTGAATCAGGTTCGGAAGAACTTGATATAACAGATCTCGTTAATACCCAAAAAGACATACAAAGTAAACAAGATGATTATTTTCAGAAAATGTTCAAACAACTTGATACATTACAGAGTAAAGTTGGAGAAATGGATCAGTTGATTGATAAAATCAACTCTCTAGAAATGAAAGTAGAAAAATATAGGCCTAAAACAGCACAGGAAAAACTTGAACTTAGGAGTTTGGATTCAGGCCCATTTAACCAAAAACTTACAGATTTTTTTGACGAAAAAGAAGAAGATCTTGAAAAGTCAGGAAAAAATGAGTATGTTTTAACTTCAGACGAAGTAGAAAACATTGTACCATCAGAAGTAAAGAAAAGTTTTGATATTACTTTACCAAATCCACCACCCAACTTCAGATCCTATTATTGATTTTTCAGGAAACTTTATTATATTAAAAGGGTCACTAAGACCCTTTTTTTATTTTCTACTTTTAACCAATTTAAATTTCTACAAACATTATGATGAGTTCACTAGACGCCGTTCTGGCACAGTACGAGAAAAACCAATCAGGAGATGGTCTATCTCAAGAGGAAAAAATGAAGAAATACTTCGCTTGTATCCTCCCACAAAATTCCTCCACAGGACAAAAAAGAGTTAGGATTCTTCCTACAAAAGATGGATCTTCACCATTCAAAGAAGTCTACTACCACGAATTACAAGTTGGTGGTAAATGGGTAAAACTATACGATCCGGGTAAAAACGACAACGAAAGATCTCCGTTGAATGAACTCTATGAAGAGTTGAGAGCTACAGGTAAAGATTCTGATAAAGAGTTGGCTAAACAATATAATTCTAGAAAATTTTATATTGTCAAAGTTATCGATCGTGATGCTGAAGAAGAAGGTGTAAAATTCTGGAGGTTCAAACATAACTACAAAAACGATGGAATCCTCGACAAAATTATTCCAATCTGGAGACAGAAAGGTGACATTACTGACTCAACAAAAGGACGTGACTTGATTATCGAATTGAGAAAAGAAAAATCCAATACTGGTAAAGAGTACACAGCAATCCAAACTATTATGCACGATGACCCAAGTCCATTACATAGTGACCCTAATGTTCAAGAAGATTGGTTGAAGGATGAATTGACTTGGAGTGATGTATACTCAAAAAAACCAATTGAGTATCTTGAGGCAATCTCTCGAGGCGAAACCCCAAAATGGGATTCAAATGCCAATAAGTATGTTTTTGGTGATTCGACTGAAACTGAAACTTCTATGGGTGGTGCACAATCATACCAAGATCCTCAAGCTAACGCTGAACCAGACGAAGATCTACCTTTCTAATTGATAACATATGACTAAGGTATACATTGCATCAGACCACGCAGGAGTTGATTTGAAATCACTACTGAAGAATAGAATAGAATCGAATGGTTTAGTTGTCGAGGATCTGGGACCAGACACCTATGAAGCGGTCGATTACCCAGACTATGCTCACAAAGTAGCGAAAAAAATTTCTAATGAACCTGATACTATCGGTGTTCTTCTGTGTGGGTCTGGCAATGGTGTATCAATCACATCCAACAAATGGAAAAACGTAAGAGCGGCAATTTGTTGGAACTCGGAGATAGCAACCTTGGCGAGGTTACACAATAATGCAAATATATTGTGTATACCTTCTAGGTTCGTCTCTGCAGAAGATGCGATAGATATCTTGGATTATTTCTTAGAAACTAAGTTCGAAGGTGGAAGACACGAACGTCGGGTTAACAAAATTCATATTCCAACAAATTTAATTTAACTTTATGGCAATCAAGAAAAAAGATTTCTCTGATATTAAGAAAAAATTCTCAACTTCAGCTAAATACAAACAACAAGAATATTTCGATCTAGGTCGTGAGTTTCTAGACGCCGTTGGACTACCAGGTCCAGCAATTGGACATATTAATATGTTTTTGGGTCACTCTGACACTGGTAAAACGACAGCTTTGATTAAGTCGGCAATCGACGCTCAAAGGAGAAACGTTCTTCCAGTTTTTATTATTACTGAACAAAAATGGGATTTCGGTCACGCAAAAATGATGGGATTTGAATGTGAAGAAATTGTGGACGAAACGACAGGTGAAGTCGATTGGGAAGGATTCTTCCTTTTCAATAACAACTTTCAATATATTGAACAAATTACCGATTATATCAATGAAATAATCGACGCACAAGAAAAGGGTGAGATCGATTATGATTTGGTTTTTCTTTGGGATAGTGTTGGATCTGTGCCTTGTAAAATGACCTTTGATGGTAAAGGTGGAAAACAACATAACGCCTCTGTTCTTTCAGATAAGATTGGTATGGGTATCAATCAAAGAATTTCAGGGTCAAGGAAAGCCGAATCAAAATTTCAAAATACTTTGATTATTGTCGCTCAACCTTGGGTAGAACTTCCAGACAATCCATTTGGTCAACCTAAAATTAAAAGTAAAGGTGGCGAATCAATTTGGTTAAATTCTTCAATCGTATTTTTGTTTGGGAATCAAAAAGGTGCTGGTACTACCAAAATTACGGCCACGAAAGATAAACGAACGGTCAAGTTTGCATCAAGAACCAAAATTTCAGTCTTGAAAAATCATATTAATGGATTGGGTTATGAAGATGGAAAGATTATTGTAACACCTCATGGATTTATCTCGGGAAAAGATGCGGCAGAGGAAAAGGCATCGGTTGAGAAATACAAAAAAGAATATGCTGATTATTGGAAAGAAATTCTTGGTCTAGATGGTGATTTTACACTCAAGGAGGAAACAGAAGTTGAACATGAACAAGAGTGAAAACATTATTAATCGATGGAGATAATTTATTCAATCTCGGATTCTATGGTGTCAGAGAATTTTTTGTCGATGGAAATCACATTGGAGGACTTTTCCACTTCATCAACACAATTCGAAAACAACTGGACGAACACGATTACGACAAAGTCTTCGTGGTCTGGGATGGTGACCATAACTCACAACGACGTAGAGAATTATACCCAGACTACAAGTTAAACCGTAAGGAGCGACTCAATGAGTTTCAAAAGGAATCATTCAACATTCAACGGAACAAAGTTCAAAATTATTTAGAAGAATTCTTTATTAGACAACTTCGGGTTTCATACAATGAGGGAGATGACTTAATTTCTCATTATTGTCTGATGGCTACCAATGAAAAGATTACCGTTTTTTCTTCAGATAAAGACCTACTGCAACTTTTAAGTTCTCAAGTGACGGTGTACTCACCCTTACATAAAAGATACTTCTACGAGGGAGATAAAGTGAAATTAGACAACATCGAAGTTCCACATACAAATTTACTTGTTGCAAAAATTTTACTCGGAGATAAATCAGATAATGTATTTGGAGTAACTAACTTTGGTGAAAAAACACTGGTGAAGTTTTTTCCAGAGGTACTTGAAGTTCAAACATCAATCGATGATATTTTGTCGAAAGCAAAACAAATTCATTCGAAAAAAAAATCAAAGGCTTTAGAAAATTTACTACAAGGAATATCTAAACAAGAAACAGGTGGTGTTGATTTTTTTATAAAAAGAAAATTGATTATGGATTTGCAGAACCCAATGATAACTGTGGATGCTAAAGAGTTGGTGGAAGAACATATTCGGGAAAACATAGATCCAGAAGGAAGAAGTTATAAAAACGTGATTAGAATGATGACACAAGATGGTTTCTTTAAGTACTTACCTAAATCGGATGAAGGTTTTGTTGAATTCCTTCGTCCATTTATGAAACTTACACGTAAAGAGAAAAGAAAATTCAACAGACAACAAACAAATTGAAAAAAAATTTGGAAAACCACAAAAAACCCTTATATTTTAATAAATCAAACAAATTATGAAAGAACAAGATTTAACCAAACTGGAGTTTTTGATTACACTTAATAATAATATTGTAATTCAACGTTACTTCAACGTAAAAAACTATAATGTCAAGGCTGAGAGATCCCTAGATCTCTACGAATACTTGAAAGATTATGTCAATGAATTTTTGCTTGATCAGAAAATGAGAACCACAGTTTATATGATGGACTTACAAAATGAAATCGCAGAAGACCCAACAATTCTAGAAACCTCTATGACCGAAGGTTCAGAAGTTTTTAACTTCAAAATTTTAAAAGATAATATGACAATTTGTCATAGATCGTTAGATGCAAAAATTTTCCCACCTAAAATAAGATACACCGTAGACATACG